ATTCTATCTATATGCGTTATTGCTATAGGGTTTTAAATCCCAAACATGAGGTGAAATCATTTCAAACCCATGTTGCTTTAATGACATATGGTGATGATAATATAATGGGTGTTTCACCCTCATGTGAGTGGTTTAACCATACTGACATTGCTCGCGTTTTGGCCAGCATAGGTGTGGTTTACACCATGGCCGAGAAGGAAGCTACTAGTGTACCATATATTAGCATAGAAGATGCTTCTTTTTTGAAACGTAAGTGGGTCTATGATGATGATGTGGGAGCCATTTTGTGTCCCTTGGACGAGGAATCTATAGAGAAGATGTTAATGACATGGGTTCGGTCTAAGACTATATCTTGGCAAGAGCAAGCAGTAGCTGTAATATCATCAGCTGTCAGAGAATATTTCTGGCACGGTAAAGATATGTTTATTAGCAGATCATTTATGCTACAGAATATAGCAGGTGAGTTAGATTTGAATATGTGGTTGCAAGATACCACTTTTCCTACGTGGGATCACCTACGTAGAGAGTTTTGGAGTAACTCTAACAAAACTCCCCCTCCGTTGGCAACGGAGTTTTAACTTCAATAGCCACCATATATATAGTTACTGGCATTCTTTAGTTTGATTTTACTAAAGAATGTAGAATGGATATATGTGGGTTTCCCACTTTGGCAATCCCATGAGTCTCTTTTTAGAGATGTGATAGTTGGATCACAAATTAAATCTCGCCACAGGTTATGGATCTATCCTGATGGTTAAATTATTTCGATCTTCTCAACCAACAATTTTACCCTCTGACAAGGGCACTGATGGAGGCGGTGTCCACGGCACAAAGAATAATTCTATGCCGAATACATCCTCCAGTATATCCACCTCTTCAGGTGGATCTAAACATTCAACACAAGCTATTTCACAGTTAAATCGAGGTTTGACACAATCTAGCGATATTGTTGAAACCCAGGAGACTACAACCTTCCTGGATAAATTACCTGGTGATAATTCATCTTTTAATCCTTTGGCCGATCAAACATTTTATACTCATCGTAATACTAATGCCGAGTTAGCCGAATGGTTCTCCAGGCCAGTATTAATCTTTTCTGATGTTTGGGAATTCGGTTCGATTTATTCCCAATCGTATGATCCATGGAATTT